CTTTCGAAGTCGGGGCTGACAGTAACGACGGTACCGTTTTCTCTTTTTCTTTTTGAACCATTATATTATATGCTAGAACTAAAACGACAGCTAGTGGATCAAATACAATCATTATCATCAATATAAAATAATTCACGGCACTATCCAGAGGGATATTTAGATTTTTAGCTATAAATTTAAAAGTACCAACGTCCGTGTGTATAATTTTTTCTTTGGCTTGATCATTCTGTTCGTGTAATTGTTGTATAGTGACTTGGCTATTCAGTATCTTGTTTTTATTTTGTTCTACCATCTCACCTCTTTTGATATTCAAGGCCACAATTTTTTCGTCACATTCTTTATTATATGAAGAGATAACAACCACGGTGTCCGAATTTTCTTTTTCCAGTAGTTTTATATTGTTTTCGAGATCGGCACGTTGCGTTTTTGCACGCAACTCTATAGCTGAAACTCTATCGTTATATTCTTTCACTTGATCGGCGTATTGGTTACGCAACTTGTCTATTCTATCTTGAGAAGATTTCATTTGTGCATCTATAACATCGCGTTCTTTCTTTTGAAGATCTTTGGTTTCTCTTGCTTTGTCCATTCCATTCTTTTTAAACAAGTTGCCACTACCCTCGTCCATCCATCTTTTTACTTCTTGGTCCAATATTTCAAGTCGAGCATTGTACATCTTTATTTGTTCTAACTCCTTGGTGGAGTCGGAATCCAATGATGCTTTGGAAACTTCGAGTGCTTGTTTAGCAGACGCGATGTCACCGGAAGCGTCCTTGTTGCTGTTTTCAGATGATCTTAGCTTTTCTATCTGTTGATTTCTCTGTGCGATTAACTGTAGTCTTTGATCAACAAAGTTTTTTCTATTTTCATTTACATCAGCTATTTCATTTTGGTTGTATGTATCCGTCTTCAGTTCCGATATCTCTTTGCCGATGTCGTCTATCTTACCGGTATTAAATTCTATCTGACGCTCATACCCCTGCACACTCAGTGCCGTTTCTGTGTATCCGGCACTTAGATACCCGTATATCCCGATTGAGTTTATACCCATCAACAACAATGTCGCAAGCATTAAGTAGGTTCTCATCCAAATGCTTATGTCGTTCCATTTTTGTTTCAGAAATGTAGCGGCGACCAGTTTACCAATTTCCAGTGCGATGCCCATCACTATTATCGAAACTCCACCGCCAACGAAAAGCAGTGTTAGACCGACGATACTGAAATAAGCACCACACACCGCTATGATAATCGCGGTCAATAATACAAAATACGCTAGTAATTTCATTCGTTATATAATAGTTGGATTGATGTATATAATAAATAGTATATATACATAAAAAACAGATGTAGTAACAAAAAACAACCCTCGACGTAAGTCGAGGGTTGTATTAGGGGCAGTTGGATTTAACCATCGCCCTCCACCATCCTCAATAGGTGAGGAACCTTATATAACCTTTAATTTACTATTTCCGGCTCAATAGGGTCATCGGGTGTACCCTTTTGACTGGGCGATTTGCTCTTGTAAACAAGTTCACCCAGCTTACTGAGTTCAGATATAGCATCTTTCATCTTTCCAATATCGCTACTTTGCAGTGCTTCCTTTCCGTTGTCAATACCTTTTTTGATTTCGGTAACGACAGATTCTTCGTATTTATTATCCTTCAACTGTTTTTCCCAACCATATACTATATTATCGAGGGAATTCTTTGTTTCAAGGTTTTCTTTGAGTTCTTTATCTTTATCGGCGTTTATTTCAGCTTCTTTCTTCATGCGCTCAATCTCGTCCGACGATAACCCAGACGAACCTTGGATGGTTATATTCTGGACTTTGTTTGTACCGAGGTCTTTTGCGGAAACATGTAGAATACCATTTGCGTCAATGTCAAAAGAAACTTCGATTTGAGGGATGCCACGTGGTGATGGGGGAATGCCATCAAGTTTAAAATTACCAAGCTTTTTATTATCCTTAGACATCGGACGTTCGCCTTGAAGTACGACAATGTCAACTTGAGATTGGTTGTCGCTGTAGGTGGAAAATACTTGCGATTTTTTTGCTGGTATCGTTGTATTTCTTGGTATCATCGCGGTAGATATTCCACCCGCAGTTTCTATGGAAAGAGTTAGCGGAGTTACATCCAATAGTAATATGTCGGTAACATCACCCTTCAATACGCCACCTTGCACGGCTGCGCCAATAGCAACAACTTCATCTGGGTTTACACCTTGATTTGGAGATTTACCACCAAACTTCTTGGCATAATCGACTACTTTCGGCATGCGGGTCATACCCCCGACGAGGACGAGTTCGTTCAAACTCTCACTTGCAATCCCAGCATCTTTCAGGCAGTTTTTATATGGGGCATCCATTCTTTCAAAGAGTGCCTCGCACACCTGCTCCATCTTCGATCTTGACAATTGGATGGAAAGGTGTTTTGGGCCAGTTGCATCGGCTGTAATAAAAGGAAGATTTACATCGTATGTAGTCGCGGAAGACAATGCAATCTTTGCTTTTTCAGCTTCTTCACGCAGCCGTTGCAATGCGGTCGTGTCTTTACTCAGATCAATGCTGTTTTCCTTTTTAAACTCTGAAATCAGGTGATCCATTAAAGTTTTATCCCAGTCGTCACCGCCGAGTCGAGTGTCACCATTAGTAGACTTTACTTCAAATACACCGTCTCCGATTTCAAGGACGGTTACGTCAAACGTACCGCCACCTAAATCGAACACCGCGATCTTCTCGTCCTTCTTTTTGTCGAGACCATAAGCAAGGGAGGCAGCGGTTGGCTCGTTGATGATACGCAAAACTTCCAGTCCAGCAATAGTGCCAGAGTCTTTGGTGGCTTGGCGTTGTGAGTCGTTGAAATACGCTGGTACGGTGATAACAGCCTTTGTAACGGGTTGGCCAAGATATGCCTCGGCATCCGCCTTTATCTTTCCCAACACGAACGCGCCAATCTGTTGGGGAGAATACTTTTTCTGTTTACCATTTTCCATCACTTCAACCCAAGCGTCTCCGTTTGGACCCTCAACAACGTTGTATGGAAGATTCTTGATTTCCGATTGTACTTCACTGAACTTTCTACCCATCAGTCGCTTGGCAGAAAATATAGTGTTTTTTGGGTTCGTGACCGCTTGACGTTTGGCGGCTTGACCAACCAAGCGTTCTCCTGTTTTTGTGAACGCCACGACTGATGGGGTGGTACGAGCACCTTCCGCATTTGGAATCACCGTCGATTCGCCAGATTGCCATACGGCAACACATGAATTCGTGGTACCAAGGTCCACGCCTATAATAATATCGTTTGTTTTACTCATAGTTTTATAAAAATTAGACTCAATATAATCCGAGTTAATTGAATTGTCAAGTCGATATACCCATTATCATTATTCATGCCAAGCAAGTTGTCACACCAGTTACCTGTGAAGGTATACAAAAGGAGCATTTTATATGCTCCCATTTGTCACAGTGATGTGTCAATTATACTCAAAGTATAGTACCGGTGTCACCTGTATTATAAGCTTTCCACTCATCACTTTCTGCTCTACATGACAACAAGTCGGATACGTGTATAATATACGGAAGATTTGTTTTCAAGTTTCTATCTGGATTATGCGACATAAAATATTCTTCAGACGCTTTGTCATATAGACCGTCGGCAAGCTTGATCCCCAGTGTTTCTTTCCATGTCACACTTATATTATGCCGCTGCAACATATACAATGCACGGTCGGGAACTTTCATATATTGGAGTGCTGGATTCATTTTATAAATCTCACCGCGATTCTTAACGTGCCAGTCGCTATCATTTCTGATGTATTGAGGGCCGGTATCGTCGCCCAATTTTCCCAAGTCGTGGTGCAATGCGGAAAAAATTCTCTCCTCGTCCGTAAAATCTACTGTACCGTTGATGGCAGAATAAAGTTTCACGACGCCTCTGGAAGCTTTTTCGACGTGCATAACGTGTTGAATATATCCACCCGGCCAAGCGCAGTGGAAATTCATTCTTGTCGATGCTGGTGCAAGTGCCAATTGCATCCCCATATTCTCTTCACTGTACATAACCAAAAGCTTTTCCAGTCTTTCGCCGGAAAAACTTTCTTTCAAGAATTCGATGAAATATTGATAATTTGCATCGATTTCTGTTTCTGTCAACTCCATCCCGAAATGTAATTTAGTGTTCATTCAACGGACCATATACATCTATGGTCCGTTGTCAAATTAAATTAACACTCTTTTCTTATTTCCTTGGAATAATGGTATGTACGATGATGGTTCACGAGAGACGCCATTAGTACCGCGCTACGCATTCTTCCTTTTTTTGTTAATTGGAACGTGTGACTCATGATAGTTTGCTCGAACGGGTGCGCATATTCGGTTTCTAAGAATATTTTATAATTACCGGCCTTGGTCATCAAAGATGGCCAATTTGAATAATAAACTTCCCCGATCAAATAGGATAAACCTTTATAGCATCCCGTCCTTTCGACGGTTAATCTGTGCTCTCCGGTCGGGAAATATTTCTGTTTCAGATCCATCGGTATGTTATACCAAGCCCATTGTTCGTGGTGATCGCCGTAGAATTCTGTGAATGAAATTTTTACAAAGTCAAGATTTTCATTTTCAACGATTTCTATACACTTTTCCATCCATTTGTCGCAATGCATATTCAATCCATTTCTACACAACCGTTGCGTCTTTTCCATGAGCATGTCATCTTCAAACCAAACAATGTATTTGGCATTACTGTTATGGAAATGCTTTGCTGCCCATGATCTTGCACCACAAACTCCCAAGTTGCCTTCTTTTATTTGAGTGAATTCATATTTTGCAGCAATCTCGTCATATGCCGCATCGGTGCTTCTGTCTATACTATTGTTTATTAGATATCTGGTCGTCTTGTTGAGTAATTCTGGATTGGATTCTTGGATAGTATCAAGTAGAATTTGAAGTTGCGGTGGAGAATTGAACGTAACCACATACAGATTAACACCGTCACCGTTGCGATTCATTTCAACTTCTTCCTTGGATTGAATATATGCAACTTTACCATCAACGTCGCCTTCTTTGTATAAGACTACACCAGTTGCTTCCGGCACTTTAAAATTTTTAATCATTTCAAAGAATGGCCAAACCAATCCGTTTCCCTCTATCTCAAATCTTTGTATTTCTTTAGGAAAACGATGGCAAAGTATAGTAAATAAACACTCGTCTGCTCCCATCAACCCCTTTGCCAAAGTATCTTTTAGAACACCATAGTATTCATCGTTCATTTTATGCACCATATCCTTCTTACCACCCCAGAAACCGCCTCTGGCGACATATTTTACAAAGTCTGTGTTGCAGTACTGTGCCATTGCTTTCCGCTCAAAACCATGGATCTCATCATTGCCATCGTACGGATAGGATATAAACGTAAATTTCTTGTGGTACTCTGTGTATTCACATATCTTGTCGAGTACACCGTCATGCGTGAAATAGCCGGAATTCACGGTATTTGTTAAGCCACCATCCATCCAGTAAAAATACTTGGAATCAAACGGATTTAATATGGCAGTATCATTTACCATAAACATCTTGCACATCATCATCGGGTTATAATATTCCAATGCCGCTTGCGGAGATTCCGCCAACCAACCGGCGAAATTCTTCCAATGTTCGTTGTTTCTGATTTGTTGGACCTCTCCGAAGAATGGAAACCACGTTTCAAAATCCTTCAACTCTTTAAAATATATCTGGGTGTTATTTTTTTCTTTGCTGCGGATTTTCCACACGTCTTCCTCTAATTCTCTTGGAATCCATATTACCAAGTTCACGTCCGTTTTAAGAAGCTCGAAGAACTTATTTTTATATTGTTGGAAATCACGCTTGGCCCAGCCAGTGAGATTTCCTCGACCTAGATCCCACAATCCGGTCACGATGGTAGTTTTACTCTTATTCATTGTCGTTTTGATTTTCAAAGGTTCAGTTAAAATTTGTACAAGTTCTGGCTCGGGATTTGTTTTTACTGCCAAATACCATCCCCACGTCGGTTCAATTTGCTGTATATCAAATCCAGATTTTTTCAATAGTTCAATTGACCCATCTGTGAGGTTTTTTAATTTTGGATTCTCGAAGTCGTGGAAGCTAACAACTATCTGGTCTATTTTTTTAAAATCGTCAACATCCAAACTGTTTAACAAAGAATATTCTCCGCCTTCAATATTTATTTTTAATACGGATACTCTGTCAATATTGAATTTTTTACAGAAAGTTTTCCAGTTCAACATAGGAAATAATACAGTGCTGTCATCATCGAAGTCCATCTCTCCCACAGCGAGACTGTGCGGCCCCCTCCGGATTACTCTAGATTGGCCATTGATCGGTCCCAACAAGCCCTCAAAGAACTCCGCGCCATCTTTTTTACTTTCATATGGATCAATTCCTATGACTCGTTTTTTTCCAATGAAAAATCCACACCAGTCCCAACCCGAGCATCCAACATCGACGATACATCCACTATTGGTTAGTGCGCGGTCATCCACTTGAGTATACTTCCAGTCTTTGATAGTATTAATTAACATATATTATAGTTTGTCTTTGTACGCTTTGTATTCTGGAAGTGCCGATGGTTGCCCTAGAATGTATTTAACAACTTCATCTAATATATCCAAGCACATCTTTGTTTGATGCAACTGAGAATAATGTTTTAGGAATTGAAGACCCAGTCCGTTTTTACTCTCCAAGTTATTCGGTAGTTCCCCGATATGCCAATTTTTTGTTGCGGAATTCGAATTCAATTCACAGCAAGCCGACAGCCTCTTATGTTCTATTTTATTTTCAAATACGTATTTTAATATAAAAAGTTCACCTGGATATTTGCTGTAGAATCCATGACCTGCTGTTATTTTTCCATGGTACTTGTTGTGCTGTTCTCTTGCAAACTTATTAAGGTCCATCATCATTTTATACGTTCCTCCAAAAAATGTATCCATTGTCCAACGTTCGTTTGAAACGTCCGCGTCTATAGTGACATGGGCCGTGTCAATCTGTAATATAGAATTTAAATGCGGCATAAAGTAATGGTCTAAGAAAACAAACGGCGCTGCAAATACGTCATGCTTCATTTCCGATGGAAAGATCGAGTCTATATCCGCGACGAATATATAATCATATTCATTCGGTATATGCTCCAAAAGAAGAAGTTTTGTAAGGCATCCATATGAATATCCCGTTGTTTCTTCGTATGTTCTTATCGTCTTAACAAACTCCAAATCGCACGTGTAATTGCTGTTTGTAAGCAATATGAATTCCACGTCGTAATTCTCATCATTTGAAAATACATTCTTTTTCGCGGTCAAAAAGAACGGGCGTATGCATTTTATATACATATTCGGAATGTTTTGTCCGTTTTTTTCAAATTCCATCGGAGATACAAATGCAATTTTCTTTTTCACGACGTTATTTGATTTTAAATTGTCGCGACTGATTCTTTTACTCGGTGGCAACTCCACAGTTTTTTGATAAAGATTAAAATCGGCATCGGCATCTCTGAATGTTAACGACGCATGCTCTTCTTGGTCGGATACGCTAAAATCTATAGTCAAATGTTTTCTCCCACCGAAGAATGGGTCGAACCCAGCGGGAAAATGTGATTGAACTCTTTTGTCAAATCCTACAAATCCATTCGATTCTAAATTTTTTTGAACGTACTCGGTCACGTCTGCTATTTTATCACTTGCATCATCGGGTGGAACTGGATATCCCTCGTCAAGTTGTATATCCAATGCCCCATATGTTGCAGATATCAATTTAATCTTCTGCCCGTCTGCAAGTGTACCATTATACAAATAACTTGGAATTTTGCTTATCAGCGCCAAATATGAGAAATGATAATATTCAAAAACGTTTGGTTCGGGGACTATATCCTTTATTGTAATCCAGTATTCATAAAACCACCTAGATTGACCATCTGGAAATGGATGGGCACGGATATAATCCGCATTTGCCCACCAAAAGTTGCCCCACACCCAAGCATCGGTATGCGTGGTGCAAACCAAATCATAATAATCAAGCCGATTTATGCAATCTCTCCAACCCTTTACCAAGAAATGCTCCATACACAATCTCCAACTCCTGCTACCTTCTATTTTACGGTGACATAATTCTCGTTTATCTACGACCGATCTGTATGTATTACTTACTCCTTTGGCGTGAAAATATAATACCTTCATGTCGGTATCTCCTTGGCATATATTATATACCTTCTGTATACCAGGAGCTTCTGCGCCGTTGTCATTTCTATATTCGATCTTAAATTTTGGATACTTTGCAAATATCCTATCAATTCTAGCCTTGTTATTATTGAGATCGTTGATAGTTACCCATAGCACTCTAGCTGCGTCGTATAACCCCACGGTTTTAAGTTTAAGTAACTGTTCCTTAACCAATTCTTCCCAGAAACCCACGCAATATACGTGATATACTACACCGATATTTTCTCCGGTATTTTCTCCGGTATTTTCGATGTCTGTTATTTCTGGGACATTTGCGGTCGATGAAATTTCAACAGGAACCAATTTTTTAGTAATTACACTGGTTATGCTTTCATTGCTCAATTTAAACACTTCAACTCGTTCAATGTTCTGTTCTAAATATTTAATTTCATTGGCGGATAGATACTCGGACTTTATCTTACCCGTCGCCATGTAGTTATCAAGCAACTCTAATGTTGTGGTCTTATTGGGATCTCCCCATTCAAACACTGCTTTGTGTGGATTCTTGCATTCAATGCTGGTATGTAAATCCTCAATGATATATGTTCCACCGACATTTAACGATTTGAACAATAATGCTAAACTCCGTTGTTGTGCCGCCATTTTATGGCAACCGTCGTCTAATATAACATCGGCTCCCTTGATCTTCTCGGCTAAAACTAGCAGGTCGGATTCGCTTCTTTGATCGCACAGAATAAGTTCGCAATTTTCCATCCCCCGCTTGACGGTTGGCACATCGGCGTCCACGCCAATAACGGTGGTATTGCCATCAAAAAAGCTTCTCCACATTCTAAGTGAATTACCCTGATACACCCCGATTTCAACAAATTTTTTTACGTTGTGCCTGGTGTGTACCAACAAATTCTCATACACTCTGTTTATATAGTTATGACCTTGCGAACCCTTGTCAACGGCATACAAATCCGCCAGTGTATTTAACGGCATTCCACTATGTGTCGGTGGTTTTAATCCAAACTTACTGTAATATATCAAATCTATAGTTCTATTTTTGTAAGATCCGAAAGCAAATGCGTGGAATACGAAACAATAATCATTCTCGTGATTTGAATTTATAATGTTGTTGTTTATGATCTTTACATGTGAACTCAAGTCCGGTGTTCTATCCATCAAAAGCCCAAAACAAGTTTGATCATGCCAAAGACCATTTTCATACGCAGGGTATTCTTTGCAAATCTCCCACCATTTTTGAAGATAATCTTTTGCCCACGGGGTGTTTTTAATTATGAAAACTCCCGCGTTTAATTTACTTGGTCCATGATCATCCGCCGCCAAAATATCAATTCCTTCTATAATGAAATCCTCAACGCGATGGTTATTGTTCAAAACAATTGCATCTGCGTCCAAGAACATTACATAATCTGGATTTTTTGTCTCAAGTACTTCCAGCAATAGTTTCGGTTTATACCATGTTGCCGCACGGCCCTCAAGATTAGAGCGAATCTTTTGTTCATCCGATTCGAGATGATACGTGTACCCTTTCTCTTGACAATATTTTTCGTTTATAGCTTTACTGAACTCTCCATATGATACATTCGGAGTAAAAAATTGAGTCAATACGATATGCATCTTTTAGATTATAAATTCCCAACGATGCGGTCACACCATCCCTTAGATTTGCTATATGGCCAAACGACCCAATGGTGTGGTTTCTCTTCGCAGTTGAATTCACGCCAGAGTTTCATATATTTATCTCCCTTGGGATTCAATCCATCGGCGACGATTGCGTCCAACTCTGCCTTATCGGCATCTTTTCTAAATAACGAAGTACCATCGGATTTTTCAAACGCCACGACCCAGAATTCATAATCTTTTTCCGGAATTTGAAATGGTTGTAAGTCGATGCAATGTCTGAATATGGAAATGAAAGATTTCAACCATTCTTGTTCGGAAGAGTATTTTTTCCAATCATTCGGCGGATACTTTTTATCGACGGTTTCTTGTTGGATACCGCGCTTTTTAAAACATATACCCGCGTATTTTTCATAATCGCGTAGCGTTCTCACGTTTCCAAATCCATACGGTCCCCATTCGATAGAATAGCTACTTTCTCCGTCCATAGAGAAAAGTTTGCGATTTCTAGCATGGCATTCACTGTTTCTAGCTCCCCAGTCTTTTTTATCTTCTACTAAATTGACGTTTGAACCGACATGATCGTCCCAGTGTTTCGTTCTTCCTTTACGGGTGTATTCGTGCCAAGCAATAACCTTATGTGGATGAAATAGATCGTATCCGTGAGTAAATGCTCTGACGGCGATACTAATTTCTTCGCCGTGGAAATAATATTCTGGATCGTGTGGTACTTCTTTACAGAATTCTCCTCCGGTAAAGCAAAAGTGGGCGGAATAAAATCTGGATGGGAGTGGAGACGTGCGGTCTTTCCAATCATCTATTGACGCTGGCAAAAAGAAAATTGCACCTTCCGGTATGAATCTATCAAAGTCCATTTTCCACGGAGTTTGGATTCTTGCACTGGGATCATTATCCGGATCAAACGACGGAATATAACCAGTGAGTAACGGTTTGGCATGGCCCATTTCTTGCAATTGTTTATACATCCCAATAATTAACTCGTCCCAGTCTTTTACAAACCTGTGATGAGAATCGAGTTGCATCGTGTACTCTTCGTTCGTATATCGCTGTTGGATTTGGTTTCTTGCCCAACAAGCACCTTTACTTTCCATGTATGGAATGTCAATGATTGTTACATTCGGCAACGTAGCAATTTCGTCTATTTTCTCATTTGGCCCATGTTGCCAAGCTATGCAAAAGTGGAGATTCTCCGGATACTTGGCATTAGCTATACAATCCTGAATCGTTGGGACCAACTGTGGGTCACGGTACGCCGCAATTTGAATGAATATTTTATTGTTCTGCATATATAACCATTATTTTTACTCTTATATATACAGAAATATGACAGTTTTTTTTCAAACGGTCAAGATATAATAATTAATTTTTAACACTCTATTGTGGACAGCGATACGGCTCTTCCGGTACCGCCCGGTTCAAGCAGTGTCACTTCCGATGCGCATGGATCTGAATAAGCTGGAGATATTATTTGATATGGCAATCCATATCTATCAAGTGTTTCCGATACACCATCTGCGTCTAAATATGAGAATCTTATATATCCTGTTGGATCAAGGGTGTATGCAATATAATATGTTTGTCTTTGTACTTTCACTGGGACGGAGATACCGGTAATGGCTCTACCATTTGACAAGCGTTTAAATGGTATCACATAAAAAGTTCCAAACCCAGATACATTATTTTCTAAATAAGTGTCCCAAACTCTTTGAGTGTTTGATTCAAATGTAAATGCTCCATTTGAACCCCAGCTTGTTACAGCAGCAAGTCCGCCAAATCCTTCAGAAATAGAAATGGTTGATAGCGTTGCTTTTCCTCTCGTCACATTCGAGGGGTTAACTGTGACAACCGGTCTGTCAAATGACACTACGGTTATCACTGATGATTCTACCGCAATTGACCTACCGTCGGCATAATTTACCAATATGCCCAACTGATAATATCCTGCCGTTGGAGCGATGTATGTATACGATGGTCCAGATATTGTTATCCATCCACCACCATATGGATCTGGAATTCCACTTCTTACTCTGACTTCAAAGCTAGATACATTACCTTGGTTTGTTATAGCATAATTTGCTTTAAGTATGTCTCCGACAAGATAGCCGTCGCCGTTGGTCTGAGAAACCAACTGGTCCACTGACCAAGTTATGGTTGCGCCAATATCGAAGTATACAGTAGAAGTTGGTGTTGGAGTCGCACCAGGCGCGGCGGATGCTGCCGGTGTACCTGTCAAAGTTGGAGTTGATGTTAGTGTAGACGTTTGTGTTGGAGTCGGAGTTGGTCCCACGAACGGCGGTAATGTTGGTGTGGGAGTGCGAGTTGGCGTTGGTGTTGGAGTTGGTGTACTTCTAGTTTGTGTGACTATAAATGGGCGAGTTGAAGTTGGAGTTAATGTTGGAGTTGCAGTTGGCGTTGGACTTAGTAAGTAGGCCAGTGCTTCATTCCAACCTATATTACGAGTGTCGTTGGTTTCTTTTGCATATACTTCACCTTCGTCTGTAGACACAACTTCTCCTATAATTCCGAATACTTTTTTCTCTGGTGTTTTGTGAATTGGCAATCCTCTTGGCATAATGATTGGGCGTATGTAAATTAAAACTTAACACGCGGTAGTCGCGGTAAAACCATCGGCTGGCGGAAGCGACAAGCAATAGTTTGACTCTTGGCCTATAGCTATTTCGTCAAATCCAATGCCGCCTCCGCATAGAGTAACGCTTCCGCCGAAATTATCCATAGTATTATTCGTGTAATAATAGCAAGCGGAGGGAGCTTCCGTCGTTGTTACCGGCTCTTCCGTCGTTGTTACCGGCTCTTCCGTTGTTGTTACTGGAGCTTCCGTTGTTGTTACCGGAGCTTCCGTGGTCGTGGTTGGAGCAACTGTGGTAGTTGTTGGAGCAACTGTGGTTGTCGTGGTTGCCGGTGCGGT